ATTTTTATTAATATTCTTTACTTAATATTAATTTTTTATTTCCTCCTTCTGATGTATCATAAACTACAAAATGAACTTCTGGGTATAATTTGCTTAATTCATCTTCTATAAACTCAACCATCGCTTTAACGTTTCTTATATCGTCATCAGAAAATCCCATTGAAACTTTTGTGTACTTTCCACTGTTGACTAATTTTTCAGCGTTTGAGAAAACCTTTTTAAGAAAATGTGCTAACGCAACTTTTTTAGAGTGTTCAGGATTTGCCGCTCCACCACTAACAGGTAAATCAAATCTTTGACCAAATTCTTTTGAAGAGACAGGATAATACTCACCTTTTTCATCTAAATATAAATCAATAATTTGGTCGTCATTTAATTCATCTAATTTGAAGAATTCAGAATCACCTTCATATTCTAAACTATCTTTAATGTTTCTAACCATTTCTTCTTTTTGAGAATCCGTCAACATTTCATCAATAAACAATCTCACACCTTCTTTAATCGCTTCAGGGTTATGTCCTCTTGCGGTGTTAATTGCAAATGGATTACCATATATTAAAGTTTCTATAAACTTATTAATACTAGGTGCAAAATCTTTTTTATCTATAGCCTCTTTAGTATCTTCTAAAAAGGTATCGTAACTTGTGAAATCTCTAAATGGATTTTCATCAAAACCAACAATCATTTCACCATTATATTTAAAAGGTTCACTACCAATTAAATGTCTAAAATGAGCAAATTCGTGAGTTGACATTCCAATTGAATTTCCATTATCCGATTTTAAATAAATTTTAGTTGGCATATTCAATATATTGTCATCCCAATCTAAAACATACATTCTAAGATTTCTTTCCGTTATACGTTTTTTAATATATCTTTGTTGTGATTCGGTAATAATAAGTTTCATTATAATTATTTTTAATATAAATATTAGTATAAATAAAAAACCCCTCACTTGGAGGGGTTATTTTTATTAATCTATTTTTATTAGATATTCTCAAACGACGCACCTGTTGGTGTGATGTAGAATGTAATATCAATAAATTCTAACGATTTTGTTGGTTTGATGTAGATTTTACCTGTCATTTGGTTTCTATCTAAATCAGCCGTATCGTTTGATACTGTTACACGGAAATCGTATAAACCTCTATCTCTTCTGATTGAATCTAAGATTGGGTTAACTGCGTCTAAGAAATCTTGTCTAACTTTTTGGTCATTTTGTTCAAACAATAATCTTACTGAAACCGCTGATATTAATTTACGTGCTTGTAACAATAATCGTCTTACGTTTATTCTGTCTAATGCAGATTCTCTAATTTGTAGAGTTTTATTACCCCAAATTACAGTTCCCACATCTGAGAAAGTAGCGATTGGGTTAATTCTACCTTTGTAAAGAACGTCTCTATCTTCTTGAGTTAACTTCTTACGAGCCTTAATTGCATTTACGATACCTCTTGTGTAACCCGCCGCAGCGAACCAAGGGAATGCGATGTTATCTGTTAACGCTAAGTTTCTTGTTACCTCAGCCGTTGGTGGTAAGTAGATTTGTGTGTTATTAACACTATCTCTTGTTAATACCCAAGGGTAATAAGTTGCAGTGTAGTTAGAATCTATACCTGTAGTTTCTAAGTTATCAACCGCCTCTTGAGGATAAATCATATCAGCAGTATCACCCGGTGTTGAAACAAACATGTTGTAGTCAGGTGTTGTACAAATATAAATTGAATCCGCTCTATCGTTTTCAATCATATCAATAGCACTCTCAACTAAATCTGAGTGATTTAAGTAATCAATACCCGGTGTTGTAAATACGTTAATGTTTACCGCTTCAGGGTTTGAGAAACTTCTTTGACCTAACAAGTAAGCGTAGTAGTCAGTGTTTGCCCAATCTTGAGTATTATCACCAACTGTGATTTGTTTAAACGCTCCCCAACCTGTTGCAGTAGGATATTTAACTGAAGGACAAGACCCACGTAAGTAACCACTTCTACCTAATACGAATCTATCAGTGTTAGTTCTATTTTCTCTGTAGATATCCCAACCATCAAAACCACCTGTTACTAAGAACGTAAATTTACGTGCGAATAATCTGTAGTATGGGTTAGATTCGTTATCAGGGTCAGAACTAAAGTTAGCAGAACCAACATAGAATCTTGTAGTTGCACTTGTAACTGCCGATAACACAAAACGAGCTTCGTCATTATTGTAAACTTTTTCGTAGAATGTGTTATTAATTGTAATACCTGAAGCTCTATTATCCATATGGAAACCTTTTGTCTTGGTATCCCAAATGTTAGCAGATACTGCAGTACAAATATCTAACGGTAATTGTTTACCTTTATAACCTGTGAAGTCAACATCATAACCTATTGTATCTGAGAAACCTAAATAGGTTCTTCTAATATTATCACCTGAAGATTTAATAATATCGTCAGCTCCTGATGATAAACCAAATGGTGGGTTGTAAACAACTTCACCCGGATAGTCGTATTTAGTTTTGAAAATTGGGAAAGGTGATTTAGAACCTGTATATGTTCTAACATCGTATCCATCAAAACCACAAGGTAATGCGTCTGACGGTGCGTTTTCATTCACCTCAACCATCACATATTTTGATTTTAATTCGTATTCACCATCCGCAGTACCAATTTTTTTAGCAATATAGTTATTTTGGTTCATATCCATAGAACAGTTTGTGAACTTTTCAATAACTACAGGGGCAGAATCCGAATCAAAGAAATCTCTAACTAACACATCAAATGTTCCATTACCGAATGAAATATTTGCGATTGAAATTTTAACTTCAGTGTTTGCTGAATCACCATCAGAAATTGTTGTGAATTTAAATAAGTTATAAACTTTATTACCTCTTAATTCAGATACAACCCAAGGTGATGTTGGTGATTGATATTTTTCTAAGTAATATCCTATTGATGTTGGGTCAGCACCTTGTCTTGCGTCAGGTAATGCCGTTAAGTCAACATTTAAACCTCTAATAAATCCTTTTCTCCAACCATAATTTAATAATGATTGATATCTTTCTTCAACAAATATTGGAACAGTAACTCTATCTTTAGAAAAATTAGATGAACCTAATACTTTACTAATAAATTTAGAATCTGAATTACTGAAAGACACTTCAAAAGAATAGTTATTACCATCTTTATCTGTAACATCAATTTCAAATGTTGAATATGGGTTTTTAGTTACACCTGAATATATACCTGTTGTGTTTAATGAAACATCAGTCAATCCTGAAACTTGATAAACAGCACCACTATCATTTGAATAATTAGCGATACCTCTTGAACGAATAGTTGCAATAACTAAATCGTCAAAATCTTTATATGCTTCAGCAACATATTCATAGTATACACCTGATAATTTACCCGTATAACAGAATATTGGTTCAACAGTAGTCGTAGTAGTTGTTGTTGTACTTACAGGATTACAAGGGTCAGTTGTTGTAGTAGTTGTTGTAGGTGCAACTGTTGTAGTTATACCTGAAGGTATATAAGTTAAATCAGTTACAGTTGTATAAAAAGATGAACCTGTATATTGAGCTCCACCAATATTGTCAAATAATGCGTAATACCAAGGGTCATTAACAGGTGCTGAATAATTGATTAAATCAGCATTTAAGTTTTCAACTTGGAATACGTTAGTTTTAGCAGTATAACCATATGATGTGTTAGCGGTATATTGTAATTCAGGTATTGGACCAAAGTAATAAACTGACGTTGCTTCAGTTGATGTATCCTTCATTACCTCAAACGCTTGGTTTTTCAATTGACTATCCAAAGTAGAGATTTTACCATTGAATTGTTCATAAGGTATTGTTAATTTTGCTAAAATTTCATCAGGGATTGTTGTATTATCAAATGTGATATTTGTCACACTATCAGTACATCCTGTAAATTCAATATCAAATGATATTGCTTTATAAGTGACACATTCTGTCTCACAATTAGCGGTAATTGAACTTAAACATAAATATTGTACAGTTGTTGGGTCAACGTTACCTTTAGTTGTGATTGACCAAGATGGTCCTGCATCATATCCCGACAATCCTAAAACTCTAGTTACAAACAATTGATTTGATTGTTGTAAATATGATTTAGCGATATACGATGCCTCGTATTTTGGAATTTGAGTATTTATGAACTTCTCAGGTGAAGTACCTCCAAAGAAAGTTGAGAATTCGTCATAGTTTCGGATAAAAATAGGTTCAAAAGCCGGACCTTTTAAAGTCTCCCCTACGATACCTAATGTAGTTACACCTACACTTTGTGCTACGAAACTCAAATCAACTTCAGATGTATATACACCTGGTGAAACAAATACTTTACTGTTTGTTGATGTTGCCATTAGTTTTTTTATTTCGTTATTTTATTTATTTATTTGATAAATATTCTTTAAAAAACCAAAATACTTTACTTTCTACGAGGTATTTATATTTTAGGTAGAATAATTTCTTCCTTTTTTCTGCTATGAGTGATAAAGATAAAAAGATTAAGAATTTGAAGATTTCGGAAGAAGTACACGAAATTTTAAGACAATACTGTGATAAACGAGGTATAAAAATATATCGTTTTTTAGAAAGATTGATAATAGAAAAGTGTAAAGATAAACCTGATATTTACGGTGAAAATTAGATTAACAAATTATTTAACACTAATGATGAATCTTGAGTTTCATCTTTTTTAGTTATGATAATTTTTAGTACGTCATTTGTGTTAATCTGTATCTGAGGGATGTTTTCCCCATAATAATTGTTATTAATATAAATGTCGTATGATTGTATGTTAGTCATTTCACCAACATTAAGGTCAACATTATAATCAAATAACTGTGTTATAGTTTTATTACCATTTAAAAATAAAACATCCATAGTTGTACTACTTGGATTTGTGTTATTTTTTTGTTGTTTTCTTGATAATTGAGTATCCACTTCATAAGCAATTAATGACCTATTAACCGCTGGAGTTATTTCAAATTCATCCTCGTCAATTAAAAAACCTAACATTGTGAATTCGTAACTTTGTACATAATATTTTCTTTTTTCTAAATCACTAACAGATTCATCCGAGATACCACCTTGAATAATTGGAATGTAATGACCTTTGATATTAGTATAGGCTTGTTTTGATGCAAATTTTTCTAACACAATTTGGTTGAATTTATTTAATTCCCTCATTCTATTACAAGTTATCTTAACTTGAAATGTAATATCAATCGGTACAGGTTGGGGAATTTTATAAACATCAACTCCGTTTCTTTGTCCGTCAAATGTTGGGACTTGAGCATAAAAATATTGTCGTCTGTTTGGTATATTGTAAACGGTTGACGGATTAGAACCATACTTAACTTCAGGTACTCTTACAACCGTAATAAATGGGGGTTCTACGTTTTTATCTAAATTCTGAATATCCCAAGTTTGAGTAAATTGAGCCCAATTTTGAGTAGTGATTAAAATATTAATCATTGGAATAACTTTACCTGAAACAACAGTCTTTAAATCGTTTTTAACAAATTCTAACATCCCACCGTCTAAATCTTCATGTAAGATTGATTTTGGTAGATAAGTACCGTCACGATTGATTTTATCAACTAATTCGTGTCGTCTATCCAATAAGATTTTTGATTCTGTTAAATCAATATTTTTCTTTATATTATTTTTTTTAGGTAAACCCATTTTAATATACTTTCAATTATTATTATTTACAATCCTCTAAATTCGTTATCCATAACCGCAGACGCTAAAATAGTTCTGAAATATGGAACAGTTCCTCCGTAAGTGTGTTTGTTATCCGAAACAACCCTTCCGTCATTATTAACTGTGTAGTAACGAACACGATTTTCAGTTTCATAGTATCCAATGTAGTCTCCAAATTCAATATCAATACCTAACTCATCTAATTGTGATTGATACACTGAAACTTTTAAACCACCAGGTTCAAACTGATTAATTTTACTATTACCGACCATTTTATTTTCAGGGGCCATAATTTGAACGTAACCTTTAAACTCAACAGGTGGTAAAAATTTAATACCATCTGATAACGCCTCACCATATACGTTATCAAGATTAGTTTTAGATTTATCTATTCTATATAAAACTAATGTGAAATTCATATCACCGTGAAGCCATTCTTCACCCATTCGTATATCAAGGTTAAAATCTTCCGCACCGAAAAATTTACCTAATCTTGTAATTGGAACTTTATTATCAGACATATTGATAAATATCTAAAATTTATTATTTTTTATAAAAATTATGTTTTGGAAGAAATAAATAAAGATAATTTAACCATAGAACAGAAAGCACTCAAAGCACTTGAGACATATAGTGGTGCGAATAATTATATATTAAAATTAATAGACAAAAAAAATAAAAATAAAAAATTTCACCCTACAAGGTCACAATCAGATTATATCTTAACTTATATTGATACAACACCTAAAGTTGCTAAAAAATGGGTTGAACTTGACCCTTATTTCGCTAAAAAAATTGCCGATGAAAAATTACTAACTGAAGTTCCAAAAGAAATTTGGGTTGAGAAATTATTAGTTGAAAAAGAAAAGTCATACCACATTTGGGGGAAAATTAATTCAGGTGATACCATTTCTGAAATGTGGATGCCTAAAGGTGCGTTAATTAAAACACACAAAACTGAAGAAGTTATTATTGATTATACTAAATATTCTCACAGACCCCCACTTAATCATCAAAAAGAGGCTATTGAAAAATTAACAGGTTCTAAAAGATTTATATTGGCTGATGATATGGGTTTGGGTAAAACCACGTCAACAATTATTGCTGCGTTAGAAACAGGTGTCAAAAAAGTATTAATAATATGTCCCGCATCACTGAAAATTAACTGGCAACGTGAGATTGAAAATTACAGTGACAGAAGTGTGTACATTGCAGAAGGAAAAAACTTTTCAACTGAACACGATTTTGTAATCGTTAATTATGATATATTAAAAAACTTTCACGAATTAAAGTCAAAGAAGGAAACTATTATGGATAAATTTAATCCTGAATTGATAATAATTGATGAAGCACATTACATACAAAACGGTCAAGCACAACGAACTAAATTAGTTAACGATTTCGCATCAAAGTCTAAATATCTATGGTTATTAACAGGT